TGCGCGAGGCTCTTCCTTCTCCAACTCGATCATCATCCCATCGACACCGATGCGGACGGCTTCGGGGTCCACGATCTCAATCTCAATCGGCTCCATCTCAGCGGCCATAGCCGCGATGCCTTGGGGAGCCTCCATCAAACTCTTATCGACGGCCATTTAAATCTCCTAATAGAATCCCTGCCTACGGTGGCTCTTGAACCACCTTATGGGTTCCGGCTCATCCGATGGCAATTTGATAAAGCCCCCCTGCCGAAAGCGCAGCAAGGCAAGTGTGGTCGCGTCCACCAAGTCGTCATTCGACCCGGACGGAAAGTCATTGCACTCTTCCACGACCTCCCATGCCCAACGTCGGTCAGGCACCCATACGATACCCGCCGAAAAGAGGTCCGTCACGGCATTTACACGCGAGATCTTGTCTTGGCCCTTACCCGGCGTGAACTCTCCAATGGGCACGCCCATGCGCCGCATCTCCTGATAGAGCGCCGCGCCGTTGGACTTTTTCTCCACGATAAACGTGTCGGGGTTCCACCCTTTGTACTCCTCCAACACCATCGCCTTTAACTCCGGGAACTCCATCCGCTCTTTGATCGAGTTCAGCAAGATGATGTTCTTGGACTTCGTCTCCTCGTTCATAAACACGCCCCAAGTCAGAAGCGCGTTGTAGTCCGCCCGGTTATTCTTCTCTTGAGCCGCATCGAGCGACATGATGATGTACTCGCAGGGCGGAGGGTCGTCCTTCTCCCACACTCGCCACCATTCTCGTTTGATGAGTGCGCCTTCCTCGGAGGTCGGCTCCTGCATGTACTGGGCTTGCCAGTACCGAACGTCCATGCTGGCCTTTTTAGCCAGCAACTCATCGATGCCCCAGAACTCAGGCCAGAGGGGTTTATCGTTCAAAATGGCCGGGAACTCGACCACTTCCCACTCGTCGGCGTCATCGTTTTTCGTCATGTGATCAATAATCTTGCCCGTCAGATCCATTTTGGACCAACGAGTCATCACCACGATGATCGCACCACCCGGCATCAGTCGCTGAACCGGTCCTGACTGGAACCACTCCCACGCTGGCTCGAAGACATCCGACCGTCCTTGCTTGGCTTCCTGTTCAGAATGAGGATCATCAATAATAAAAAGATCTGCACCGCGTCCAGCCAGAGCACCGCCGACACCGATTGCGAAATACTCTCCATTAAAGTTGGTTCCCCAACGGGAGGCTGACTTACTATCGGCTTGTAGTTCGACGGTTGGAAAGATGTCTCGGTAAAGATCAGATCCGACAAGGTTGCGAACCCTCCGACCAAAATTCACCGCCAAATCAGCGGTGTGTGAGGCCATAATCACCTTTTTATGCGGGTATTTACCCAAAAACCATGCAGGTGCAAGGTAGGAAATCATCTCTGATTTACCGTGGCGGGGAGCGATATTCACAATCACCCGCTTTTTCTTGCCTTCAGCGATCTCTTCAAAGATTTTAGCTAGTCTTCGGTGGTGAGGTCCCACCTTATAGCCTGTATAGACGTGATTAATGAAATCCAAGAACGAATCTTTACCCAAACGCTGGGTAATCTGCGACTGATACGTCTTTAATAACGCTGCAACACGCCGTTTCTCCTTATCCGGCATGGTTGGCAGTGCCAACTTCAGTTTTTGCAGGTTTTCCGCCGTAATTTGCACGTTTTTAGTCTTCTACCAACGACTTTAGGCCCATTTGCTCGGGTCCCCAGTAACTCAGGGGGCACCTTTGGTTGGCAATACGGGTTTTTCCCTGAATAAAGCACCCGCATTTTTTGCAAATACCCAATTTATTGTGTTCGCAGGGGTCGCAGTAAGCCAAACGGTGGTCTACCACCTCTTTGGAAGCCAATAAATTATTCATTTACGACCTCTTTCTCATCCACAACCCGATATTCAATGCCCTCCAGCACCGACATCAACTCCTTTTCCACCTCTTCAATGGGTTTAATAATATGGGTGGTCTCGGTTCGCTTCTTGAAAGCGTCTACCCCGTCCACTTCCCCGAGTTTCGACAGGGCCTGAATGCGGGTTTTGCTTTCTGAGGCGTTGCGGTACTCATCCAGCAGGGCATTTACGACAAATCCCTTCAATTGGACGAGATCATCCACGATCTCAAAGTCATATTTAGCGACCATCCCAGCCAGTACAGCCTTGGTCGTGTCCCGCATCGCGTTGTAATTCGGCCTGACTTTGGGATTTTGGATCAGTTCTTTGGCAACTTTCTTGCCTTCTTCGACATCGGTGGCGTCGAATTTGATAGGCGTGCCTGTCATGTCCGCCAAATCGGTTACGGTCTGGGCTATCCCGTCTAGCTCTTCACGGGGTGAAAGCTCCGGCAACGCTTCGGAAGCGTTCTTCGGCAGGGGGATGCCTTCTTCTATGTCTGGGATGCGTGGTTCCATCTGCATGGGGTTTGGCCCAAGTTGTTGGATATATAGCACGGAAATGGGGATGGAACCAAATTTAAAGGGGGGTGGGGTTTTATACAGTGGGGGTGGGGTCGGATGGGGGGAAAATGCAGATCGTTTGTGAGAATTCAGGGGTGTGGGGTGTGGGTGGGGGGCCCCAAAATTTTCCGGGGGGTGCCACCCCGGTGGGGTTCGTTTTGCAACGAAAGTTACAATTCGTATAATGGGAACCGTCGAGGCAACACCGCCCGACGTAACCGGAGAAAGCAAGTGATCTACATCACGAAAGAAGTAGAGATAGAGTTGGACGAAGAGACAGTGCTGTCGGACATGGACAGCAGCACAGTGATCGAGTACGCCAAAGATAACTACGGCGCTTCCGAGATCCTCGCCGAGTTGGACGCCGATGAGGTGCTTGAGCACGCGCTCGACAACTGCACCACTGCGACGATCCTTGACAAGATCAGCAGTGACGATGTCGTCGAGTATCTGACACGGCGCACCAACAAGCACGCTCTCGCGGCGCTGCTTCGCAAGATCGCCGATACTTTGGACATCGAGTAATCAACGGAGGCGGGACTGCAAACCGCCTCTCTTTTCTGGAGAAAGCAAATGCCTAGATTCGGATGCGGTAAGGACATCATCGTCTACGTTCCCACACGGTATGACTACAAGGAGCGCAAGACAACGTGTGGCAGCACTGCATATGACGGCGGCGTCAACCAGTGCGAAGAGTGCGAACAAAAGCACCACGTTCCACTGCCCTACGAAGATGAGGGCGATATGGAATGGTACGAAAGAGTGACTGGCGAATACTAATCAACGGAGGCGGGACTGCAAACCGCCTCTCTTTTCTGGAGAAAGCAAATGAAGTACGAAATCAACGAACAACAGTTGAACACACTGGTGGAGATTCACAACGATCTGCATGAGACTGCCCTCGATGGTAGCTATGCGGTGTTCAACATGATGCTGCGACTGCGCGGACTGATTGAACAGATTGAAATGCAAGATGTGGAGGACGCAACATGATCCAGTTGGAACTGCCACTGAGCACACCGAACCACGCTGTGCTTAACGACAAAGATAAGATCCTTCAGTATCGACTGATTGTGATCCGCTCTGGTGTTCGACTCGAAGCACTGGGCATGAAGAAGCGCGGCCAGAGTTGCACTGCGACTGCGAAGGAGATGCTCGGTCTCTCTCGCAACACGAAGCGCGACGAAGTGCTGATGGCACTGACCGCAATGATCGACACGTTCGACACACGGTAATTCCGGTGGAGGCAGGGACTTCAAACCTGCCTCCTTTTTCTTTGGCCTCAATCTTTGATACCAGTTATGCGTGTGCGCGGGGGCCGCGTGCGTGAAGGCGCGGGGGGGATTTGCACACAAAGTTATGATTCGTATAATGTGAATTGTCGGGACAAGACCGACATCAACCAACGGAGAAAGCATATGAAAATCATTCAAGACGCAAACAAGACGGCTCGCAACAACGCAAAAGCCATCAACTACGTGATCAAGCGCGATGCCAAGCGCATCGGTGAGGTGGTGAAAGTACTGACAAAAGCCCAACTCAATATCACGTACGTCTACGTGGATTCGGGCTCGTACAATATCTCGGTCGTGGGGACGCGAGCAGATTTGGACATCATGTTCGGTCTGCTGCGCCGCGCAGGGTTGACGCCACGGTCGCGACCGCAGGAAAAGCAGTCCATGTACACCACATACTGGACTTGGGAAGACGGTAACACCGTCTGGATCTCGTTCTGCTCCACGTCATGCAGGCGCGTGAAGACGGGCACAGAGATGAAGGAAGTGGACGTCTACGAGACGGTCTGCGAAGAGTAACACCGGATCTCCGGGAGGGTCGGGGGGCGAAAGCCTCTCGGCCCTTTTTTATTGCCCCCACGATTTGATACCAGTTATGCGTGTGCGCGGGCGGGGGGCGGGTGAAAAATGCGCGTGCGTGTGCGTAAGTTTTGCAATATAAGTTACGAATCGTATAATGGGTTCCGTGGCGATGTTGCCACGTGGAGGAAAGCATTATGTGGAAAGTATCAACGGCTAACGCGCTAGTCGGCGGATTGTCCGCACCCGGCAAAATGCCATGCGGGTCGTTTTCGATTAGCGCATTTCTATGCAAGACGGGCGGGCGTCTTTCAAAAATCATCGGTTCGGTATGCGCGAAGTGCTACGCACGCAAGGGGCGCTACACGTTCCCGAACGTACAGGCTGCGCTCGCTCGCCGGATGACTGTGCTTGCGCGGGCGCTGTCCGATGCGACGTTTCGCGCAGAGTTTATCTCGGCAATGTCGTTTCTGATTTCGCGCAGTCCGTGGTTTCGCTGGCACGATTCGGGCGACCTTCAATCGAAGGCACACTTTGCCTTGATCTGTGACATAGCGCGAGCCACGCCTAACACGATGCACTGGCTACCGACCAAAGAGCCGCGCTTCGCAAAGGGCAACGTGCCGCCGAATTTGATCGTACGGGTATCCGCACCCCATATTGATCAGGCCGCGCCGAATCACCCGCACACTTCAACGGTGGTATCTGACAAGAGCGCCGCAACGTGTCGGGCTTTCGAGCGGAAAGGCAAGTGCGGGCCATGTCGGGCTTGCTGGGATGTAAACGTCGCGAACGTCGCGTATTACAAGCACTAACTAACGGGGGCTTCGGCCCCCCTTCTTTTTTGCCGACGCCCATTGATACCAGTTATGCGTGAGCGCGAGAGGGGGGCGCGTTTTTGCGAGGCCGAGCCGCGCTTGACACGGCAATTACAATTTCTGTGCAGCATTTAAACGCCGCGCAGAGCGCCGCAGATTGCGTCAGACCGCGCCTGTGTCAGTTTTTCCGGCCTTGTGTCAATTTGTGTCAGCGAAAATGATCAAGTTGACACAGGTTTTTGAGTTCGTAAGTCATTGATTTGCAAGGCAAAAACGACGTTTCCTCAAAGATTTGTGTCAGTTGTGTCAGGTTTTTTCAGATAGGGGGTCGGAAAACGGGGTCGGCAAGGAAGATAGAGGAGGGGCCGC